TAAGTTCTGTGCACCTGGCAATGTTTCTATTGGAGACGCTTGAGCTGGGTCACGAACAGGAATAAAATAATCTTGGTCAACCGCCATTTGGTTAAATCTCATATCAACATTACCTGTTTGAGAATCTACAACTTGAGAACGTTTAAATTTGTTAGCAACACGTTGTACATATGGTTCAACATCTTTATCATCCATATTTCCTACGAATACTTTAAATACACGTCTTTCAGGTGCTCTTGATGTTCTATATATCAACATAGCATCTTCAGATAACAATAATTGTTTCCAAATACGTCTTGCTTTTTCTAACATAGATGTACCATATGGTAGTTTTCTATCATCACCTAATAATCTAAAGTGAGCCATTTCCCATGAATTAAATTCCATGTCTTTTGCCTTCCATTTAAATCTTAAACCTTTATTTTCTATAGGTTCTTCAACATTTGCCGATTTTGCCGCCATACCTCTCTCCAAACGTTCAATTTCAATGTTTGGCAATTGCATACAACCAACAACACCACTTTCTGAATCAAGTTTTAAATACACAAAATTATCCCCATATTTACAAGTATTTCTTGTCCACATAGGTAAGTTTGTATTAATATCTAAAACATTGTTAAATAAATCGGCAAGAATGGATTTTATTCTTTTTGATTCCGAGTAAATCTGTAACATATAACCATTTTGGTCAACAGTTGTAGACTCTTCACCATAAATGTCTAACGCAGCTGAGATTTCCGGGGTGTACTCCATACTTTCGTAATCATAGAAAGAAGCCAATCTTGTTGGTTCGTAGTATACTGCTTGAGTATATAAATTACTCTCAATTTTAGTCCATTGATTTGCTAAGTAATAAGTTTGTTGTGCTTGTAATAATTGTTTCTCGTATTCTTGTTTGGAAGGTGTTTTTAATAACTCTTTCTTGTCAAATTTGTATACGGGATAATCTTGATTTAATAATGCGTTAGGTCCGAAAGCTTGGGATAATCTTTGCCAAACTGTTAATTCTGCCGAATTTTTCGGATTTTTAATTTCCATTCTATCCATATCCCTTAATTTAATCTTTTTTTACTAAATATAAATATTATCTTCCTCCAAATAACCATCCATATTTTTGATAATCTTCTTTTGATACGTTTTGTCCACCAAATTGTTTATGTCTTTCATTAGTATTTGGTAATACAGGATTAAAAGATATTTGTCTTGAAACATTATCATTAGAATTAACTGACCATGAATCAATCATTGCTTTTGTTTGTTCTGTTACCTTTTGCAAACTTGTAAAAGATGCTTCAGCAACATATGTTGCCATAGCAATTGACATTATTAAGTCATCATGTCCACCCTTTTGGTGGTCAGGTCTACCATTTATATAAACAAATTTATTCATTTCGTTATATAATCTTGAACTATAAATTTTAAATTTATGTCTCATTGCTTCTTCGAATGAAGAAATTATTTGTACACGTTTGTTATTAAAGTTTATACCGGGTATTTTTTCTAACGACTTATAGTCATATTTCCATTTGTTTGCAACCTCAACACCATCAACATACAAATTCTTATAACCTAATTCTTGAAGTTTTCTTGCCGTGGAAACACCCATACCTCCTGTTATATCTATTACGATAAAACAATTATACATATTTCCCCATTTATAACATATTTCTGCCATCGTATCTGGGGGTAGTTTACCAACATATTCCGCAACCTGTTCTCTTTCATCAAAATCAATTATTTGAAATGATGAGAAGTCTTCACTATCACCTCTACTTACGTCAACACCCATTACATACTTATGACCCATAACAGGCTCTTTCCATATCCAAAGAGAATTACCCATCATTTTATTTTGAGGTTCTCTAATTAAGTTCTCTTGAATTTCTTGTAATAAGTTAGAATCAAATACATTGTCACCCGACCCTAAAAAGTTACATTCTAACTCTTGTGATACCTTTCTTTTGTCATATTTCAACTTTTTAACCATTCCTTCAAACCAAGATGAACATGGTTTGTATCCATCGGTTAAAATCATTTGGAGTTCTACATAATTTCTTTGTTCATATGGAATATGATTCCAACTTAATATACTGTCTTTTGGATAATCCTCTTTATTTAACAAATAATGAATTATATCTGTTGTTTTAACAAAATATAAATCCTTAGTATATCTTGGGTCTTTATACCAAAACATTTCAGATATTTTGAAATCATTCATTCCTCTTAATGCTTGGTCATAGATTTCATAATAAATTGGGTCTTGACCGTTTGGTGTTGAAATAACAATAACTTTACCACCCGTTGACAATGACGCCATACACGCAGCCCAAAAATCATTATCGGCTTCAATAAAGGCGGCTTCGTCAAATACTAATATTGTTGGTGTAAAACCACGGAGAGCATCCTTTGATGTTGCCACAGCTTTAACCTCACATCCATTAGTTAATTTATAATGTTTTTGTGAATTTTTTTCAGGAGCAAAATCAATACCAACCCAGGCAGGCCATTGACTAATAAATGCTCTTATTTTATTCGCCATTTCTTGAGAAGTATCAAGTTTATTAGCGATTATAAGTATTTTCTCAGGTTTTTGTTTTTTTGCAAAGACCAATTTTTTTGAAGCCCAAGCGGCAGTAACTGTTGATACACCAGCTTGACGATATTTTAATGCAATGTTTTCATTAAAACTTTCGTAATCTTCTAATAATGAAATTTGGTCAGGAAATAGTTCTAGTGGAACGTATTTTTGGACTGTGTTGTCATATGTTTGTAAGTAAGTTCTTAACGCATATGGTGTATCTTTCATACACTTCACATACTCTAACATTACTTGTTCTTTCGATAAGTTGGACATAGATTTTTATAGATATTAAAGACCTAATGAGCTTAAGTCAATATCATCCAAATCATCTTCGTCTTCATCATCGTAATCGGACATTGTTTTTTCGTATTCTTGTTTTCTTAAATCCGCAACAATCTCATCAACCATTCTCTGTATAAATTGTTTACCTTGTGAGTCACCAGATAAAATTAATTTAGCTATCCTCATAAATTCTTCAGCAGATAGTCTTGAGAATCTTACAAATAGATAATGTTGGATGTGTCGTTTATCTTCCTCAAATAAATCATTAGGATAAGATTCTTGGAATTTTTCCCAAAATATTGGACCTAATCTTGAATCCCATATTTCACCCGGTAATGTATCTTCAGCACCCATAACCATTTCAGATTGTTTTGGGTCATCAGGTAACCCGTGTGTACCAAAAATTTCATATACACCTTTAACTAACTCGTGAACTAATAATGGAAAGGTTGCCGCTCTAGCTTTTACTGTTGGAGGGTCTGTTTGGTCATCAATCTCACTTTGTCCCATTTGACCTTCACCTGAACCCGCCATTCCTTCCATATCAGGATAAACCCAATATAAATGCTCCATTAATGCTTGATTTACACCATAAAGATTGAACAATCCAGGATTTAATCTGTCTAATTCGTCTTGCATCAAAACATACATATGACCACCTTTAAAAGCCGCACCTTGTATTAATGAATTTATAAATCTTCTTTTTGCTCTTTCTAAATTAAATTGTTCAAAAGCATCTGCAAATTCTTCCAAATCATCTTGGTGTTTAAACGCCTCCTCAACATCTTCTTCATCAGGCATATCAGGAGTTTTTCTCATACCTTCCGCCGAACTCATCGGTCTATGAACTAATTTAGCATCAAATTGTAAAGAACCTTCAGGAATACCTAATTCTTTTTTAACCAAATCGACAGCTAAATTTTCAAGATATTCTTTATTACGACTTTCTATTTGAATTATTTGTTGTAAAGCACCCATTGCCATACTCATTAATCTCATTAATGAATTTGACCCTTGTAATACCGCAGTATCACCAAGATATCTTCTAACTTTTTCAACTGAGTCTTTAAATCTTTTAGAAGCAATTAGTTCAACAAAATCTTTATCACCAGTTGGTATAGCCGGATGTTCAGAATAAGGTGTTTGTTTTTGAGTAATCTTTCTCTCAATTCCTGGTTCCATTCTCTCAGGTCCTTCATAATCAATAGGAGCTTCATTAAGATTATTTTTAATCTCATTTAATAAACCTCTTTCTGTTTTTGTTAAACCTTCTGAAATTAATTTTGACTCTAATTTATTTTTGAGCCTAATTATTTGTTCTATTTTAGCATTCAAACTCATTTTACTTTAATTTAATTCCTACTGTTTTAAAATTTAACCAATTTGGCATATCAGTCTTACGAGCCTTTGGTGCTGGTTTAGTTTTTGGTTGATATGGTGTACTAGGTGTTCTAACAGGTTCCTTAGTTCCAGGTGTTGTTGTTGGTTCTTTTGGTTTTGTTGTCGGAGCCGCCTGTTCTTTAGTTTCCGCTTTTGGTGCCGGTTTTGTTCCCGGTTTTACCTTATAAGGACTATCTGGGTCATGTTTTGGTTCTTTAGGTGTTGTTGTTGGTTCTTTTGGTTTTGTTGTAGGGGATTCCTTAGTTTTTTGTTCCTTAACAAACTTCAATAACTCTCCTTTTGTCATTTTAGGGTTCAAATGTTTTTCAACAATTTGAGAAATTCTTTTTTCTAATTGACTTTCCCATTTAACACTTGGTGAAACTTTATCTAAGTTCATCAAATTAGCTTTAGTTAAACCTTTACCAACCATATCCATAAAACCTTCTTTTTGTTCTTTTTTTACTTTTACCGTTTTTTCGGGATGTAATTTTTCTGGCATTTTTTTGTAATCTTTTTTTGATGTTTTTTCAGAAAATTCTTTAGCCATATTACACCATTTTGTTTTTTCCTTACCTTTACTTCTATTACATCTAGCCCAAAAATATTTTTGTTGTGATTTAGATTCGAATTTTTCTTCTATTTCTTTTTTTTCAGTCATTTCTTTTGATTGTAAGGCTAAAGCTAAATCCAAATCACCAGAAGAATCTTCATCCATTTCATTTTCTTCTTTTGTTACAATTAATTTTTTCTGATTAGGGTCAATGGTTGCAACACCTTGTAAAGATTTATTAGCCGCACTAATATCAGACTGATTACTTAAATCATAAGTTGTTGTTGTCGATGTTTTAGTTACCGCTTCTTTATTTTCTTTTTTAGATTCCATTAATTTGCTATGTACAATATTAATTTGACTTTCTGTTAATTTAGAAAGAAATTTACCACTAATTCCGTGATTTATCAAATCCAAAACTTTCTTATTGGTGTTCATAAACTACTTTTTTTTCAAATTCAAGAACGATATCACGTTCATATAATTTATTTTTTACTATCTCTTCAGTTTCTCCAAACCTAAAGACTAATCTTTTTTTAACACTGAAGTTGACTTCTTCAGATTCATTTTCCCAAGCTAATGATATTACATCATCAATTGCATCAATCATAGAAAAAACATCAGATTTTTGTATAACCGATAATGTTACAGAATCATTTTTTAGAACACCCACTTTATGTATTTGTGATAGGTCAGGAGGATAAGGGTAACCATTTGCTGGTTTTGACTCCCATTGTTCTCCCCAAATATTATCCAAATTTTCAGAGAATATAAATTCGTATATATTATCTCCTTTATAGTTCGGACCTAACTCATTTACATAAATTAAATAACTCATTTTACGTTTCCGTTAGTGGTTACTCTTAACTTTTTATTTCCTACCTCAAAAACTAAATTTTGATTTGTTGATTTACCTAAAAATTTAGCATTTGGGTATTTTTTATAAAGTTTTTTAGACGATATTTCTTGAGAGATACTTTCAGAAAGATTTTTTATTCTATTATTAACTTTAGAAGTTTCTTTATCAGAAATAACTTGTTTTTCTCTTTTTTCTTCTAATAATCTTTTTTCTTTTTCATCAATTCTAAAATATTTTTTCAAAATATTATCAACTTTTGATTCAGTGAACATACCTTCAATCATTTCCTCAACTTTAGCAGACTCTTCATCAGTCATACTATGGTGTTTTATTTTTCTTTCTTTTGGTTCTGCTTCAATATCCGATTCTTCTCCGAATATATCTTTCATCATCGTTTTAGCATCCTTTGATGTCAATTCTTCTTCCATTTCAACACCAGTTTCTGGTTCAACTTCAGGAGTTACTTCCATTTCCGGTTCAATTTCTGTCTCTTCAGAACCCATTTCTCCACCTTCAAACTTGGCAACAATTTCTTCCTTATCTTCAGAGTCTAATTTATTTAATTCTAAGGCTGAAAGTATTGAATTAACAACGTATTTAATATCTTTTGATGACATTTGATTTTCTTCATTTGATAAAAATTCTCTAATTTTTTGACCTAACTTACCGGTTAATTTTTCAATTGTCTTGAATGTTACAACTTCTTCATCTTCAGGTTCAACCTCAGT